TTAATTACGTGCACAGCCACTACATCCCGGAAGCAGCAACAACATCGATGGCCTCTCTGGCTCCCTGGTAGGCACGGCCTGTCGACGCGACAACCTCAGAGATGTCACGGACGCCGTCGCCAAGATCGCAGAGGGTCTTGACGACCTTCGACCATGTGCTGACAGAAGCTGGAGCATGGTGAGTATGAGTGGATGAAGCTGGGTTCGAAATGTCGAACCTAAGCCGATACTCAGTCGTCACCAGATACTGCAACTTGATGTTCTCGGGATTGTAAAACACAATCGGTGCAAAACCGGCAAAGTCGCAGTCTAGATCAGCTGTGGGGGGGTTACCTGAAGGAGGCTGAAGGTCCCAGGTGTAGAAATCCGACGAGAAGGATTCTATCGGCGAGAAGTGCGCCAAAGCTTCCATATTCATGGGAATACCCGAGGCCTTAACCCCTGCCAAGCAGACCTTGCCTGCAGACATCAGGCGTGGCTTATTAAAAGAAACAAAATCTTCGGCGAACTCCTGCCAGGTACGAGAGTCAGTGCCGAGCTGGATGACCTGGTTCATGACTCCGCCGTACAACACTCCAGAAGTAGTGTTGAGAGCATTGGGATTCATAACCTGCACAGTGACGGCACTAGGAACTAGCTGAGAGCCATTGCCCAGCGTAGCTCTATCTATACCCGGATTGGTGAACACCGCAGTGTTGGCCCCAGAGCCTATGGGCAGCAAGCCGTTGTTGGAGGCGACAGCGCAGACGTTGCTCCAGTAACTGGTGCTCTTCTGCATGAACGCGCCGAAAATCACGACCCCGGCAATGGAATCAATAATCTTGGTAGAACGCGTAACCGCGTACGGCCCAATAGGACGAGGCAAAGCCAGATGCAAAGGGTCATTCGCGTCCATCCACCTAGATATGTTGCTATTGATGCCCTGCCGAATCCTGCGGTTGCGGGCAAGTGCTAGCTGCAACCCAGGGTTCGCCGGCAAAGCCGCCACAGCCTGAGTATTACGATTGGTAGGGCGGCGCACAATGCGCCGAATAGGTCTTTTCTTTTTAAGTTGCTTATCACGCTTAACCATACTATCATAAGAGTATAGGCGGAGCAACGAGCAAGAGTAGGGTGAAAAGTGAAACTAATGTACACCAAGAAATACTTACCACTTCTTGGCGGCTACAGGGCCGGGATCGCCACACCCG